GAGCACCAGGCCCATCTGTGCTAGTCCCGGCCAGATTCGTCTTATCTTGGTATGTCCAGGCCATGATCGGTATAAAGGGAATTAGTAGTAAAGTTAGTGTTTTTTTTCTAAACTCGCAGGTTAGTTATGATAGTATAAAAGCAGTACATTAGTTCAATTATATAACTGCTAATTAGTAGAATTAATATTATTATTAACTATATACTGGTTATTAAAATTCACTATTAAGGTTTATGCTCTTTTCTATAATTGTTTCTTCTGGGACAGCATAATGCAAAAAGGAAAATAGACAGTATTAAAAGTGCCACCAACACTGCAACAACCATCCAATTACCACTTAAAATCCCTACTATCCATTCACCTGATTTCTTAAACCAACATGTAATACCGCACTCTGGTGCACCATCATCAAAAATCTTGTCATTGTCAGCTTGATTATAACCTGTAACCCTGTCTAGATGAGGTGCAGCTGCAACCAATCCTGAACTTGAACACTTTTTATTATGGCAGCATATGAACTTAGAGCCAGAATGGCCACCTTTTCCTACCACATGTACTGTGTTTTGCCCTCTAATAAGGTTAACAGTGGTAGAACCATAACACATTGCAGAGTCACAAGCCTTAATTGCAGTTAAGAAGGTTGAACATTCTGTTAAGCTGACTGAACATATCAGATTAAAGCCCACACCAGAACCCCACGCTCCGTCAATTGAAGTGGTACTGAGGTCAATCTGGCAAGGATTCTCACTAAGGTCTTGAAATGAAATATCCCTATTCACAATCACATTAATATGATCTTTCAATGAGCTATCAGGATCAACCCACTCTAGTGAACTCGCGGTGATGTGTGGCTCTGTAACATTAAATGACTGAAAGGAATCTTTAGTAGCCATCATCCTCTTATAACCTGAAATAGTGTTCCCGTCATATTGGCAGGACGGTGTTGTTGCAAAAGAACATTTTTTTCTAAATGCTCCATTTAGTTCCGGACATTTCATTCCTTGTGGAGTACTCATTATATCACCTGGATCACCAAATTGACATGTAGTTGTACACCATTGTTTGAAAATCAATCCACCTTGTTCCAATGGGCCTAAGAAAAGCATTGTGTCACCTGGTTGAAATTTTGATATAGTGCCTATAAGGCAAACTTTAGTGGATGTGGTCACTAAACAATCATTGGTGTCAACAGTTTTGCATGATTGCTCACTGCCTAATTGTATGCATACTTTTCTCGTATATTTAAGTGAAATTATCTTGAAGACTTTTCCAACTGACTTTAACTTATCCAAATATACTCCACATGCTGTGCAGCCAGTACCGACACCTGGGCAGTCTGGTGGATTGCAACCCCATCCAGTTTCAAATTCGAAGTCTTTTTCCAGGAAACAGCCAGCTGTCTGCCAAGGGTATGCATATTTTTCGCATGCACCATAACAATGAAAAGCAGTCTTTAAGTTGAATGTACCATCCATCCAATGACCTAAATGCTGTATCTCTGCATGAACAACCTGTCTCTCTATTTGCAAATGGAATGGTACTTTTTCTTGCTCACTTGCAGGATTCTGAAGTTCTCTCCGGTAGGTGTAACTTGATGATGATGGCAATGAAAAGTCCAGTTCTAAGTCTGTTTTCATTGGGACAATACCTGAGCCATGTGCTGTATCAGTCCAACCAGGCTCTAAATTTACTACTTCAGCACTTGCAGCCCATACTATCAATTCAATAGTTAAAAGTAGACACCACACAAGGCCCACAAAGCAGCTGCTCCTGTAACGAAAGATTGACAATGTACGGTAACAACCTTTTTTTGGCTCATAAGCTGTTAATGATTTCCTCAAGTTCTCCTGAAACCGTGTTGTCAACTTACATACTTTAATATGTGCTTGAAGTGCTGATTCAGTAGCCTCTGTAGGGTTCAAACAGTAAGGACATGAACCATTGGGACAAGCTTTTTTATGTGATTCTAGTTCTTTTGCTGTTTCACACTCATGCTGACAAACTTCACAAACCATTGAACCCATAGTTATTTGATACTCTTGTTTAAGGTATTCAATGAGCATCTTGAATTTAGAGTCTGTATTATACTTTGAGCAAGCATATGTATAGAGCAGTAAGATCTTAATGGAGATAAGCGTTATTATCGGTATTAATAACCAACCAAAGCATAATGTATATAGTATAGCAATAGTTGCGCAGCCATGAAGACCACGAACACATAGCTCAACAGCTAATGAATGTGCAACCGCAGGTAATATAGAGAATATACTTGTAAAGGTGTATATACATTGTCCAATCACCAAGGTCTTGGTTATGATAACTTTATATATACCAATGCAGTATACTGTAATGTCTAAATCCACTCTCTGGCAAACAAACTTTATCTGTTGTTCAGCACCTCTAATACGCTGCACACGGTTAACCAAACATGTAGGTGAACTTATATTGAAGATGCCTGTATCTGAATATGCCTCACAGTCTGCACCAGGCCCAGCTAGAGTGCAAAATACTGTACACTGTGTTGTTTTCTCAATTTCACCAGGTAGCGATATGAAACCAGTCCATGTTAAAGGAATTGTCTTCTTGTCACAGGTGGAATGGTTTCCTTCCATGATAATCCCTGGTGCCCACACATATACAGGGTCATCTTTTGCAACTAACACACCTGTTGAAGTATAAAAGGGTGTACCTGCAAAGGCTACCCCTTGCACAGTGTCTGATGACTCGGTTGAAGGGGCCTTACCTGATAGTTTCCCGACAACTCTCATTGCACTTACTGCATTCCTTTCAATGTCATGGTCTTCTCCATGTGGGGCAAATGCCATCTTTGATAATACTTCGGCTGACCTATAGTCTTCTAATGCTGGTACATATAATGGCTCTGAACTAGTCCCAATAAAGCATATGTAGTAACCCTGGAAGTTGTTGTTATTACAACCTGTTTTTTCCACCAAAGTCTCAAAATTTTTCTCAATCTTTAAGTTATCGCCATTAGCAACCTTCTTAGCAATTAGAAAGCACCTAACAGTCATTGTCAATAAGTCATATGTATGGCTTGGTTGTGATAATGCCATTGTATGGATAGGATTAAAACAGACCCCTTCTACTAATTGGCCTGACACACAGTATGTTTTATCATAATTCACCTGGATCCTCTGGTCCCCAAGCCCTAATAGACAACTTTTAGTTGTCACACAGGTCTGTATAGGGGCAACCAAATATACTGTTGGTTGGCAAAATGTCTGGTTGCATGATAAATCATAACAGGTGATTGTCTTCCTCATTCTTGAGGCTGTCTCAAAGACCAAAGTGGGAACCACACACAATCCCCTCAAATTAACTTCACTACTCTTTGAGACAAAACTACTCGATGATGATTTTGTGCCATCAGCTAGATCTGTTTTCTTTTCCCATGTCCATTTTGTAAAGGCCTGTTGTGTAGTAGTACTTGTGTGGAGATCGAAGTTGCAGGAACTTTCCAGCTTCAGTGACTCTACCTTCGCTAAAGGCACAGGTGGCAATTCTGCACTACCAATCACAATACCTTGTCCTAACCCAATTGTGTGTGGACATTCAACCTTCAGTTCTAAAAGGTTTCTTGTAGCTGCTGGCCAACATAGTAGTAGACCGAGAAGACTCAAACACAGACAAACTCTACTCATTTATTCCAGTTTTCTCTGTGTTTGCTTCTTCTTGCGGA